CTTCAAGCACTGGTAGCGTTACATGGACTTATCCGAAACGATTTCCTAATAAATGTGTTGGCGTTCATTCGCAAGTTTGTACTGGCACAGCAAGCGGTAGCGGTGTAGACGTAACTTATGTGTATCAACTAGGAGATAATACAGAAAAGGTAAGCATAACGCACGATTATGCAAAATCTGCAAATTCGTCATTGCAACACTATGTTTGTGCATACGGTTTTTAATTATTAAAAGACGTACTAAAATACGTCTTTTCTCTTGTTATATAATAAAAACAGGTCTAAAATGTAGTAATAACGTAAATATAAAAGGAGTGATTTATCTGTATGAGTCAAGGCATAACGGACAACAAATTGACGATTCAATACAAAAAGTAAGAGACGTTACAATGGTAGCAACTCAAATTAATTCTACTCTTAGTTTTTCTGATTCTTTAAAGTTTAATTTATTGGCATTAAACAACGATGAAATATTATGCAAAAAACTTGATGGCTCGATAAACGGCATAGGATTAACTAAAAACGACCTAGTAATAAAAGGTGACATACTAGGAGATATATCTTATCTAGTAGGTACTGGTGGAGTTTTAAAAGGAAGTGTGGTGTTTTTAACACCTGCAAATACTGTTATGTTAGCTAATTCTAATAATATTACCCATGCTGATAGAGTTGTTGGGTTGTCTTTGGTAAATGCAGATGAAAACTCAATGCAGTTGGTAAGATTAACTGGTACAATAACTAATGAAAATTGGACATTAACAGCAGGATCAATTTATTACCTTGGATACGGAGGTGAATTAACAACAATTTTACCATTAATAGGATTTATCCAAAAAATAGGATTAGCAATTAGTCCTACTACTTTAATTTTACAGATCGGCAATCCCAAATTATTATAAAGGTGGAGTAAAAATGTATAATCAACTAAGAAACAATTACTTAAAACAAGGACAACAATTTCAACAACAATTATTACAGCAACAGCAACAATTTAAACAACCAGTGCAACCAGTACAGAATACACAACAAGAAATTAATCCCAACCAATATAATGATAACTTTAAAAACATGTCAGAAGAACAAGAAAGACAGTTTGAACTATTATGCTTACAAGCAGGACTAAATAAAATCGAAACTAATATTATGATATTTAGTCAAACTGGCAAGAAGTCAGCGGAAGAAATATCAAAAGAAATCGGTATTGACTACAGTACAGAAATAGGTAAAATGTCATTTGATTCCATATTTCAAACTGCTAATAATAAAATTGTTATGAAGTACGGAAACGGTGCGGTGTAATGGGAATTAATGAAGAAAACAAAATTATAAAACATAGGCTTGGCAATATGTCAAAATCCGAACTAATGATACTAGCTAATGAATGTGGGTTTATTGGCGAAGATTTAAAATTATTGATTGATTGTTTTTGTAATAAGAGGTCTAACACTAGCATTGCAATCGAATTAAACCTATGTATTGACTCTGTAGCTAAGCGAAAAAAGAAAATAGTTGATAGAGTTAGGGCGTATAGATTATCTCTTGCTAGAGGGCTTAATACTAATCTGTAATTATTACATTATTGTTACAATTTAATACTCTTATAACCTCCTATAATTAAGGTATAACTTAAATTTAAGGAGGTTTTTTTATATGGCTATGGGTGTAGAAACTGGTGGATTTCCAGTAGTTTTACCAAGTGGTGGAGATACAGGTGGTTTTGGTGGCATGGGTGGTATCGGTGGTCTTTTAATAGGTGCTTTACTGTTTGGTGGTCGTGGTGGTTTAGGTAGTATTGGTGGTGGTGGAATGCCGATGGCAGAAGGTGCTCAATTAGGACAACTTAGTGGTATCCAAGCACAAGTAACTGGCGTACAGAGTCAATTAAATTCTAGTGTAATTACTGGTGAGATTAATGAACTTCAATCCGCATTGAATTCTGCTAACATTGCTAATTTACAAGGTATTAGTAACAATGCTTTAACTTATCAATCTGGAAATGCTGCAATTCTAGCTGGTCAAGCATCCAACAACTACACTACCCTTAATAGCATTAATGGTTTAGGTAGAGATGTTGTTGCTGGTGCTAATCAAAACGCACTACAACAACTTAATTCTTTTAATCTTTTAAATACAACCACCCTCCAAGGATTTAACGAAATTGGTAGAGATACTGCAAATGCTACTAATCAACTAATTATGGGGCAGAACAGTCTAGCTGCACAAATGGCAAATTGTTGTTGTTCAATTGAAAAGGCTATTGGCGCGGACGGTGCAATGACTAGAACATTAATCAACGATCTAAATGTACAAAACCTACAAGCACAATTAGCAGATGCTAAAAATGCAAATAGTAATTTGTCTCAATCTATTGCTCTAAGTAATTCATTATCTGCACAAACTAATACTATTTTACATCATCTTATCCCAACAACTATAGTTTAATAATAAAATAAAATAAAGGTAGGATTAACGTCCTACCTTTATTTATTAAAGGAGGAAATATTATGGCAAGTCCGATTATATTAACAACAACAGCGGTGGTAATTGTACCTTTTAATTCTCGCAGAAAAGTTTTACAACTACAAAACACTGGCGGAACTAATGCAATTTATGTAAAAAAACAAATTCGTGGAACTGCTCAATCAATTCCATCTGCTACTAATTATGATTTTGAGTTAACAGCACTAGGGACAGCAAGCGGTATTATCAAAATAGAATCAGCTGCAAGTTATATGGCGGTTTCCGCAGTTGCGACTACAACATTGGGAGTAATGGAAACTTTTGCAGTAACGGCTTAATTTAGATACTATTTAGGTAAGGAGGTAATTATGGGTAAAGTATCGTGGGTACAAGGTCAAAAATATCCAATTGATATGATCAAAGACTTTGAAACTATGCTAATGGAGCAAATGGCATGGGAACAAATGGCTAGTCATTTTTCTGCAGACCTTGCAGGGATATATCAAAGCATAGGTCTTAATGGATTTAAACGAATGAAACGTTACCAATCTATTAAAGAAGTTAAAGAATCAGCAGAAATTCGTCATTACATGGTAGATTATTTAAAGGTCTTGCCTGTTGAGGATTTTAGTTATACCTCACCAATGGCAATATCCACATTAAAAGAATGTCTCAACTTGGATCATACGTATTGTGAGGAAAACATCGCAAGGCTTAACAGACTCATGGAATTGGCACTACAAGAGAAGAAATATTGTTCTATACCAATGATACAGTGTCTTGTTGTTAAAGAGTACCGTAGACGTGTGAAGATAGAAAGAGAGTATTTAGAATGTGAATATGTGTCATGGGATAAAGTTTATGTAATGCAACACGATAAAATAATACATGAGTGTTATAAGCGCAAAGAAAAAGAATCATATGGATATAAAGATTAAACAAAAAAAGCAGGTACATAACGTATCTGCTTTTGTTTGTCTATTTTACTATTGTTTCTTTACCGAATGAATCACACATTATTATTTCTTCGGCTATGCTACCATAATTAATAGTCAACCAGTTTATTCCTAATGTTTCGTTATCAATATTTTCCATTGGACATATTTGTGTATAGCTTTTTGCAGGTAGTTGGTTTTTATGTATTTTCTTTTTGTCGAACTTTATAAATGCTATATATTCCATAGTTCACCTCCTAATTAATTATAGCACCGTACTTAATTGTATGGTGCTTTTTATTTGGTTAAACACATTATAAAAAAAGCATTGCATTGTAGCGTTAAGTAGCATATAATAGCTTTAGGAGGTGAAGTAAATGGAAGAAAATAAAATGTCAACCACCGTAATGGGAGAAACAGCATATAGAATTAAACATGTTGCTAAACTGTTAAATCTTAATGTTGAAACAATTAGAAGGTATGTAAGAAGCGGAAAGATTAAATCTTATCATTTTACTAGAGAGTATTTTATTACTGAAAGCCAGTTGAATGAATTTATAAATAACGGCATTAAGTAAAGTAGTGTGATTAAATATGAAGCGTAAAGGTACTAATTTTATACAGGTAAGCAGAAATATATTTAATGACGAAGAATATGCTGACTTATCAAAAGATGCTTGTTGGTTATATATGGTTTTAAATGAATTGGAACACAGATACACTGGTGATAAAGTTGATTTCTTTTTCAGAAGCAATGAAGATTTATGTACAGATTGTAGAATGAAATTGACAGCATTTAAAGAAGCAAAAAAAGAACTCCTAACCAAAGAAAGTCTAATCCAATCATGGCAAATGCATTGGATAGATAGCAATGGTAAGAAGTCCAAAAAGAAAGTAACAGCTTATAGATTATTATAACATTTATTATCAAAAGTCGTATTTCGACCTTTGAGTCAAAAGTCGGTATGCGACCATATACAAAAGTCGGTATGCGACCACTATATAAGAAGTAACTACTAATTAAGAATTAACTATATAATATATAAGATTTAGTAAATAACATATACGCTGCGCTAATTATATGTTTAGGAGTGATTATTATTAACAAAATATTAAAAGATTTCATAGACTATAAAAAACAATTAGAGAACGATTTATTAAATGCGGAAGATAACAGGATTAAAGAATTAATATATTAACTAATACAAATATACCAACCAACAAATAAAACATCAACACAAGCTAAATATGAAAGTGTAGCAACGTTTTAAATTAATTATAAGGTGGTAAAAATATGGACGTGAATCAACGCAAAAGAAAAGCATATAAAGAAATTAACAGCTTTATAAAAGAATGTGAATATACATATATAGTTTCCGATATATTAAAATCTTATCTTAAATATTGGGCAAAAGGTAAATATACCAGTTATACAATGACAATTTGTATTAAAAATCATGAAGATAATATTAAAATATTACTTGGAATGAGGTAATAACATGAGCATTGAAAACAGCACAAGAAGAACAATTTACGAACAAGCAAACGGACAATGCGAAATATGCAAAGAGAATTTAAATTGGAAACAAAAAGATAACAAGTTGCGAACTATGAGCATAGACCACAAACTACCAGTTTCAAAAGGTGGTAACGATAACAGAAATAATCTAAGATGTTTATGCCCATCATGCAATCACCGCAAAGGTAACTTAATAGGTGAAGAATTAAAACAACATTTTAAAAATAAGATTAGTGGATTGAATATTGATTTTGTTAGATTAAAAGATGATATTAATTGCGGTTTTAGTAGTTTAAATGATGTGTACGACATTGAAGATGTATTGGAAAGCAAGATTGATGAATTGAAGAAACAGTTTAGAGAATTTTATCGTAATAATAAATAAAAATTTAATGTGATGGTGTGTATAAAACGATTTACTTATACACACCTTTACTATATAATAAACATATGATAAGAAAACAATTTCACATTACAGATTGGCAAAAGGAAGTATTGGAAATAATGGCTAAAAATACAGGTCTTAAAGCAGCTGAAATATTAAGAAGGGCATTAACTTTAGGATTAAAGATACTTCAAAAGGAGGAATAACAAAATGGGCGAAAAAATATGTGAAGCAATTCCTTTTAAAAACTTTCGTGAGCGTATCAGACTTACAAAAGAATATCTAAAAAGAGGAATTACTCCACAATTACTGGATAACCACTTGTTAATTGATTATAGCACAGATGTATATTTTGGGATGATCGAAACATGAGACAGTTAAAAATGGATTTTGAAATACTGGATATTATTTATATGGAGAAAGAAAACGATCACGATAAGAATATTGTTAGCAAGGACATGAAAAAAGAATTGCTTGCAAGAAAATTGAGTTATAAAGCAAGCAGAAAAGAATTAAAGGAATGGTTTTGTAATAAGTTTTTTAGTTTTGATTTGGAAGTTAGTTGTGATGATTTATTTGAAATTGGAATTGAAAACGGTATTAAATTTAATTAAGGAAGTGTAATAATGAAAACAATTTATAAAAATTCAAATGGTGAAAAAGTTGAAATTAAAACAGATCAAGGGTATTTCTTTTTAAATATCACAGATGAAGATGGACGAGAATCGCAAATTTGCATTCCGACAGAATATGCGAAAAAAATAGCCGAAAAAATTATAGAAGAAGTAGAGTTAGAAGGGTTGTATAAAGATTAGCGAAAGCTAGTCTTTTCTTTATGCTATAATACTTTTAGGAGGTGTAAAATGTTAGAAAATATAAAAATGCTATTAGGTATACAAGCAGGAGATACAAGTAAAGATCCAGTAATTAATTACTGGATAAATTACTATACTAAAATGGTGCTTAAATACACGCATCAAGATACGTTAAATGCTGACATAGAGTCAATCATTGAGCAGATGGTTATCATCAAATGTGGTGGCATTGGTAGCGAAGGAAAGACCGACACACAAGATGGCGATAATGTAAAATCAATTACCCGTGGTGATTATCAAATTGTATATAAAGATAAAAAATCAGATATTGAAATACATACAAGTTTAGATTCAATTGCAATAAACTTTCAAGGACAATTAAACCTATGGAGGAGGTTGGATTATTAATGAATATTAAAAGTACTTACTTTCATGTAATGTCCATTTCAAGGATGCAGGAAATTGAAAACGAGTGGGGAACAACTAAGCAAAAATTAGTACCAGTTCCGTTATTACAATTGTTACCGTGTGCATTTAGCCAATCAAGCCGTAATAGTAAAAATACAACACGCACTGAAAGCGAAAATAAGGTAAGTTATAATCCTAAGATGTTTTGTGATACTGGTTTAGATATTAAAGTTGGTGACAGGGTATCTATAACGTTCGCAAATCGCTTGCTAGGAGAATTTACAACAGGTGAGCAATATTGGTATAGTACACATCAAGAAGTACCATTAACGATGGTTGGCGAAGCGTAATGGCTAACGATTATAGTTTTAATATAAATTCAAAAGGTTTTAAAACTAGAATTAACAGATTGATAACAAAACTTCCTGATTTTATTAAACAATTAATGCAAAGAATAGGAATGAGGTTATGGTATAAAGTTAGAATGTATACACCTGTTGACACTGGATTATTAAGACGTTCTTGGACATTGAAAAAGCCTACTTACGATGGTAAAGAAGCAAAAATAGAAATAGATAATTTGGTAAAATATGGAAGTCCAGTTGAGTACGGTCACAATAGATGGGCTAAATTCTACCCTGGGCGATTTATGTTAAAACGTGCGTTTATGGACATACAAAATAACGCACCACAAATATTAGAAAAAGAAATAGAAAAATTTGCAAATGAAAATTTGAGGTGATTAAAATAAGTGAGCATAAAATTTAACGATTTAGTAAATGGAATTAGTAAAATATTAAAAACTAATTTTCCGACATATAAAATATATACAGAAGAAGTTGTGCAGAATTTAATAAGACCTTGTTTTCATATCAATTTAATGCCGTTAAAAAGTGGTGTTTTTAATAAATATTATAGGGATCAAAAAGCATTAGTAAATATTAGTTATTTTAGCGATGAAAAGAAAGACCTACAAACTAATAATAAAAACTTTGATATGATGAATAAATTAGAAACTGTTATAAATACCGACATAAAAGTATTAGATCGCAATTTAAATGTGCAGGAACTTGAATTTGATACAATAGATAAGGTTTTGCATACGATGTTTAATTTATCGTGGTATAATGAAAATGAAGTTACACAAACATATATTAATCAATTTAAAATAATGCAAGAAGTACATATTAATGAAAACGTAATAGGTAATATCTGTGTTATAATTACTAGTAATGGTGAGGTGTTTAAGACGAATGAGGGGGAATTTTATGCTAGATGTACGCCCGATGAAATAATTATTTTAAGAGATAGTGGTTATATTAAGATTTGAGGAGGTTTATTAAATGGGATTACCAAAATTAAATATTATTTTTCAAACTAAAGCTGCAACTTTAATTGAGAGATCACAAAAAGGTATCGTGGCATTAATTTTATTAGATGACACGCAAACGGTAAAAAACAGTTTTGTTTATACTAGTATCGACCAGTTAGGCAATGAGTGGACAGCAGAAAATAAACAACTTATTACTTTTTGCTTAATGGGTATTCCGCGCAAAATTTACGTTGAAAGAATCGGAACAGTTACACCTGCATTAAATACAGCATTACAGTTAATGGGTAACAGACGTTGGAATTATTTAGCGGTTCCTACTGCATCTACTGGCGATATGACAATTATATCAACATGGGTTAAGTCAAAGCGTAATGTAGACAAAAAGACTTATAAGTTTGTCGGTGGTGGCATTGTTGCTGATGATATGGGAGTAATTAATTTTGATTCGGACAATGTGCAAGTTAATGCAGTAAAGTACAGTAAGATCAAATTTACTTCTAGAATTGCAGGAATCGTTGCAGGATTACCAATTGATAGATCATTAACTTATCAAGCGTTTCCAGAAGTTGAAGGTTTTGACGAATTGGCTGATGATGATGCAAGAAACACCGCAATTGATGCAGGTAAATTAATTCTAATCAACGATGGAGAAAATATTAAGATTGCTCGTGGTGTAAATAGCATGACAACCACTACAGCTACACAAGGTGCAGTATTTAAAAAGATTCGTATTGTTGAAACTATTGATATGATTAGAGATGATTTAACTGATACAATTAAGGATAATTATGTTGGTAAGTGGTTGAACATTTATGATAACAAATTGCTTTTGATTGCTGCTATTAATTCGTATTTATCACTATTAGAACGTGACGTAACTCTCGATCCTGAATATAATAATATTTGTAAAATTGATACAGAACGTCAGAAGATTTATCTTGATGGTCTTGGAATTAAAACAGAAGATATGACAAATGCGGAAATTGATAGATATAACACAAATGACCAAGTATTTTTAATGATTAACATTAAACCAGTCGATTCAATGGAGGACTTTTTCTTATCGGTGAATTTATAAGAATATAAACAATTGCCTTTCTTCCAAAGAGTATGATATAATAATTATGCAATTTAAAGGATGGCAATAAATGGAACTTTATAAAGATTTAAAATTAGGAAGATTGACTTTAATAATCGAAACAAAAGAAAGACGTAGTGGTGGATACGTTGTTTGGGAATGCAAATGTGATTGTGGAGAATTTGTAAAAAAAGCAACTAACTATTTAAGAAACCAAAAAAGTAAATTGCAATGTAACAAATGTAGCATAAAGTCA